CCTTGGATACCTTGGATACCTTGGATACCTTGGATACCTTGGATACCTTGTGAGCCTGTTGGACCCTGAATACCTTGAATACCTTGTGAACCTGTTGGGCCTGTTGGGCCTGTTGGGCCTTCTACACCTTGCTGTCCTTGTATACCCTGTAGTCCGTCAACGCCCGCAGGACCTGTTGGACCGGGTCCACCTGTTTCACCTTGAATACCTTGACCGCCTGGAACAGTTGAGCCTGGACCTGCTGGTCCTTGTGGACCTGTAGCACCTGTTGGACCTGTAGCACCATAACCAATACTGTTACCAGCAACAACTAAAAAGCCGTTCTCAGCACTAATAGGTGTTCCGCCTAAGTCAATAGTGTTTGAAGAAAAATATCCAGTTTTCCAACGTTTAGTAGGAGAACCTAAATCATATACTTGATCTAGTGATGGTACTAATGCTTGACCGATTCCGTCAAAACTTACTGCGGGTCCTTGAGGTCCTTCTAAACCTGCAGTAACCAAATGTCCTGTTAATTCTTTGATAATGATTTTGAGGCCAGAAGGGGGTGCGGTTGTAAATATTACGCTATTGCCACTTACATAATAATCGTTATTATTAGTCCCAACTTTTGCTTCTTGTAAAATACCGCCTACGTGTACTAATATACTTTCTGTTGTTAAACCTGATGCAATTGTAAACGCAACCGTAGTTCCGTCAGCAGTAAAAGTTTTAGTATTTGCTTGGAACGCTGTTCCGCCTGGGGCTTGGTTAATCCATTTTTGAGTACCGGAATCCCAAAGCAATGCTTGTCCACCAATAGGAGAAGTTACTTGAACATTACTTAAATCTTCGACACTTGTACTTTTATTAATCCATTTTGAAGTGGCTGTATCATAGGCAAGTAGTTGCTTATTGGTTGGAGTAGTAATAGTTACATCACTTAATCCTGTAATCGTTGATACAGCAGTTTTATTAGTCCACTTTGAAGTAGCAGAATCCCATGATAGTACTTGGTTATTTGCAACACTAGTAATAGTTACATTACCTAAATCATTAACGCTAGTAGTTTTATTAATCCATTTTTGTGTAGCTGCATCCCATACTAAAGCTTGCTTATCAGCAACACTGGTAATAGTTACATTATTTAAATTATCAACGCTATTAGTTCTATTAACCCATTTTTGAGTAGCAGTATCCCATGATAGTGTTTGATTGTTTGCAACACTAGTAATAGTTACATTACCTAAATCATTAACGCTAGTAGTTTTATTAATCCACTTAGCAGAAGCAGTATCGTACACTAAAGCTTGATTATTAGCCGGGCTAATGATATTTAGATCACTTAATCCTGTAATAGCTGTTACTGGGGTTTTATTAACCCATTTTTGTGTAGAAGAATCCCAGGATAGTGTTTGGTTATTTGTAACAGTGGTAATAGTTACATTACTTAAATTATCAACAGTAGCAGTTCTATTAATCCATTTAGCAGATGTAGTATCATATACTAATGCTTGTTTATCAGCAATGCTAGTAATAGTTACATCAGTTAAAGCAGTAAGAGCGGTAGTAGGAGTAGTTGGTGTTTTATTAGTCCATTTTTGTGTTGCGGAATCCCAAGTTAATACTTGATTATTTTCAACACTGGTAATAGTTACATTACCTAAATCATCAACTTTAGTATCTGCTAAATTTTTAAAATATTTTACTTGGTTGTTAGATGCTTTAAAGTATATTCTTCCATCAGCTGTATTAATGGCTAATTCTCCGGGCTGGAGATTACCGGCCAGCGGGACTCCCCCAGTTGTCGATGAATTTTTAATCTTAATTATTGATGCCATATTCAGCCCTAAAAGAATTAGGGAAACTTATAAAAGTTTCCCTATTATTAATACGTTCCGCCGTCTACAGTAGCTAGTGTAACATAACCTGTTGATGCATTGACCCCAAAAGATTCTGCATCAAAATACGCTAAACCTTTAGCTACTGTACTAGCATTAGGTATAGTTTTATTAGTAACATTAGTAATTAAACCTTTGGTATTAACTGTAATCTCTGGAATAGTTAGTGTAGTACCAAAACTACCATATGTAGTAGGATTTACATTTGCTAGTGTAAGTGTTGCTGAAACTGCTGCTGACCCATCTACGCTAGTTAATGTGGCAGTAGCATCACCAGTTAAACTTAAGTTTTGAGCACTTGCCCATTTTGTAGCAGTGCTGGCATTGCCAATTAAACTACCGTAAACATTATTAACATTTAAATCTTTGTTAAAATTCCAACGGTTATCGCCAGAAGAATAAGTTAAAGTTGCTGGAATAGTTGGTCCATTAATTGTAATACCACCACCGTTTGCAGCGCCAGCACTTGAAGCATCTTTAGCTAACTCAATATTTAAATCGCCAATTGAAACAGTAGTAGAATTTATAGCAGTTACTGTACCTCGAACTTCTAGATTACCAGTAATAACAGCGTTACCATTTACAGTAATATCTGCAACAGTAGCATCACCATCAGCGTCAATACTGGCAGCGCCTTGTGAAATACTAATTGTTCCTGCAGAAACATTACCAGTAACTGCTAGTGCTCCCAGATTTCCTGTGCCTGACATAGCAACCGTAATTGTATTAGTTGCATTGTCAATACTAGTAGAAACTCCGCCGCTACCCACAATTCGCAAATTATCGTTTAATAGATCTAATTCACCTATAGTACCTGGAGCATCTCCGCGAAACTTTAAAACACTTGCAACGCTTGCAGTACTAACACTGGTTACTAAACCTTTTGAATTAACGGTTACTATTGGAATAGCTGTTGCGGATCCATAAGGAGTGCCTGCTCCTGCTGCAGCATTAACGGTTGCTAGTGTAATAGTTGGTGTTTTACTCAGGGAACCATCAATACTAATGGCTGAAGTACTTGCATCACCACCAAAAGTTATATTAATTGGTGAAGCCCACTTTGTAGCTGTACTTGCATTTCCTACAACAGCACCTGTAAATTGAGCATTAGTTCCGTCGGTACCATTCTCCAAGATTTTGCTAGTGCCGTCTGCGGCAAATACATCACCTGTTAAATTACCAGTAATTCCGCCTGTAAAATATGCGTTACTACCATTAGTACCATTTTCAATAATTTTTGTAATTCCGTCAGCAGCGTAAACATCTCCTGTTAAATTACCAGTAACATTACCTGTAATACCCCCACTAACGCTACCATAAAACACAGCATTAGTACCGTCAGTACCATTTTCTAAAATTTTACTAGTACCATTTGCAGCATAGATATCGCCTGTAACATTTCCAGTAACGTTACCAGTAACGTTACCAGTAACAGCACCACTAAAAGATGCATTAGTACCGTCAGTACCATTTTCTAAAATTTTACTAGTACCATTTGCAGCAAACACATCGCCTGTAACATTTCCAGTAATATTACCGGCAAAATTACTACTTGCAGTAATTACAGTCCCATTAATTGTAGTACCAGTAATTGCAGCTGCTGTTGTGCCGCCAATAGTCGTACCATTTATGCTACCACCCGTAACAGCTACATTTGAAAATGAGCTAAGTCCAGTGCTACTAACATTACCTGTAATGTTTAGGTAGGCCATGTTATCGCCATTGCGTTTTACTAGTGTACCAAATGTACCTGCACTAGTTGCAGCATCAATAATATCAGTAAAATACTTACCACCAATTACAATTGGTGCAGCTGCTGTAGATAGTAAGTCACTATTAGCACCCATACCACCAACAAATAACCTGCCACCTTGATTTGCATCAGAACCAGTACCAAATGTATAAGCCAGTTCACCAGTATTTAATAGTGCTGGTGCAATGGAAGTACTACTTCTTTTAATCTTTATTGTTGATTTATCAGCCATTTTCTCTTCCTTTAAAAGAATCCGCCTTCCATCGTCTGCTGTTCAAGCAGTTTCGATGAAGTCCATTTACTTGTTCCAGAGTTATATACCAGTAAGCTACCTGTAGCTAAAACACTAGTATCCACATCTGATAGTCCTTTGATTGTAGTTTGTGTAGGGCCTATCATGCCACCAACAACTACCCTTGTCTCACTTTGTGACGAAACAACTGTTGGTTCCGTCTTTTCAATTACAACCGCATTATTAATTTCGGTTATGATTATCTCTGTTGTCATCTAGTAACCTCTTTAATTAGTGTAATACCGCCACTTAAGAAAGGATATACAAGTCCTTGATTGTCTGTTAATTCGCAAGAATATACTGCTGCGTCAAAATTAAAAGCCGCTGTAGTAACCGCAGATATATTAAAAGAAATTGTAAAATTAACTGGATCAATACTAATACCGCCATTAGCACTAGTTAATTCATGAATTACTGTTGTAGACTCTATAGATTCTCGGATTTGCATTTGTGCAGTGTAACCCGTTAATGGTATTGGTTGATTCCATTCTATAATACCTCCACTAGTATACGCTCCGTAATCTGACGAATTTACTTGGTTTAGGGTTACACTATTAGTAGTTTTTGAAGTTACTAGATAATAATCAGTTGTTGATGCAAGATTTATATCTTTCATTCCACTAACACCAGTTACTCTGATTCTCCAATTTAATGGAATAGTATGAGCACTAGCCGTAGTAATTACACAAGGTGCTGTTTTAGTAATACTGGAGATTGTTGCGTATTGCTTAGTCTCTGACTCCCAGCGAAGAGTCTCTTTAAAAGTACTACCTTGATAAATTCTGTAACTAATCTTTGCTGGTTCCATTATATTACCCTATTTTCTTTGCTGCTGCAAGTGTAGCCGATACTCTAAATTTATTTACTTCTTCTGTTAGAGCTACAACTTCGGTTTGTAGTTGCTGATTCTCAATGCATAACTGTGATAGTTGTGCATTTAATAAAATCATTTCTTGTTGCAAGCGGTTTAATTCGGTTGCTAGTAAGCCGTTTTGTTGGCTCATGCGCTCTAGTTCGGTATGCATTAAAGTAATTACGCTAGTTTCCGCATTAGTACTTTTCCAGTCTTTTAACAATTTCTGAATTCCAACTGAGAAAGCAACAACTGCTAACGCAACTAGTGAAATTGTCTGAATGAAACTGTGGTCGTTAATCTCCACCATAATCAGATCTCCTTATTAGCAGGTGTTTAATATTTAATTATAATCCAAACGGCAAGTCCGCCTTTTAGATATGGTTAAAAGCTTGTCAAGAAAAAATATTGGAATGTTCTGACAATTTGGTATATTATACCACAAGGGCGCGGAGTTGTCAATGCAAAAAAATACCCTGCCCAAAGATTGGACAGGGTATAATTTTTGCAGTTTAATATAACAAATACTTTAACCGGGCTTAGTAGGCCAAGCTATAGTTACGGGGTATCCACTTTGAGTAGTAATATCACGTAGTGCTTGACGATATGTTTGCCAAACTTGATACATAGATCCTAGTCTTGTTTGAGCACTAACAGTATCGGTCCAATCACTTTCTTGAAGTAACTGTTCTCGTTTATATACTGCTTCTTCTTTTGCTTGTTCTAAGTTTAATTCCCAGATTTTAGTATTATAATTAAATTTATAATTACCTTCTGGTTTTGTAGGCATAGTAATTGGAGTGTTAGTAGCAATATCGTGGTATTGGTTTTCGATATTAACAAACCCGTAATAAACTTGACATCCTGGTAACATATCTAATTCTGATAACTCTTGTAAAGCTGTACCAGTTTGTATATATTTTCCTTGAGAGTTATAATAAGCATAATTAATCATTTTTTAACCACCATTACAATCATTTCTGATCTAGCGCTAGGCCATCTACCACCATAACTGTTCCAATATCTAGATGCGAATCTAAAGGTTCCGCCACCATTAACAAAAGAATAAGAACCCGAAAAAGTTGACGTTACTTTATCTCCATAAGGTCCCATAGTTTGTACTGCACGTCTAGTAGTATTAGGCCCTATAAAATAAGCCAATACCTGGTCTCCGGCTTCATTAAGAACTCCCATTTCTAGTTCAATATCCCCTGAACCTCCCGATACTTTTACACATGTAAATAGCGCAGTTACTGTAGTATTTATAGGTAGTGTTATTGCAGGCGTTATTAAAGTAACCCAGTTACCATAAGTAGAACCATCGCTACCATACATATCTGTGTCAACTCCACCCTGTGCAAGCATTATTTGAGATACCGCATTATTATTAATATTGTCGGTTGCTACAACATTACCGTTTAGGGTCAGTTGTGAACCATTAAAAGCTATATTAGTACTTGAATTACCAAAAGCAAATAAACCTGTAGAATATAAAATACCACCACTACCTGTCATTGTAGTACCACTAATTGCAGCAGTATTAGATTTAAGGTAGTCAGTAACTGTTAAATTACCTGTATTAGTAGTAATTGCAGAAAGTGCTCCTACTTTTAAACTAGCAATATAAGGTGTTGTCCAGACAGTGGTAGTACTTCCATTAAATATACCATCAGATACGTATAAAGAATTATTACTTGTAGGATCAGGGTCTGCGGCATACCAAGTTACGTTAAACGAACTGCCCCATACTGCACTAGCTTGTGCGGCTGAGGGTCTTGTAGCTACACTGCCGCTAATACTAACATTCCCAGAAACTGCTACAGGATTATTAGCAATTCTTGCATACATAACAACAGCAGAAGCCCCTGCAGCTCCTGTAGTACCTGTGCCTGTGTCACCTTTAGGACCTGTTAGACCTTGGATACCCTGAATACCTTGTATACCCTGAGAACCATTAGCTCCAGCATATCCAGATATAATAATACTTGCAGTACCCCAGTTTATAGTACTACTCGTAGCACTAGCAGAATCTGTTAAACTTACAACTGCACTGTACAAATAAAATCCTGTAGAAGGTGCTGTTGTACTATCTTTAGTCCATCCTGTAGGTGCTGTATAACTACCAGTTGCCCACGTATAAGTAGATGTGCCAGATATGGTTGGTGTAGACAATGCCCACTGATATACTTCTGGTTTTGCAGTTTGGACTCCTATAACAGCATCACCATTTTGCCCAGCCACATAAGTACTATATGATGTAGACCAATCTATTGAAGTTGTAGTAGCCGTTGGTACATCAGTTACTTGTTTGCTTGCAATCCATAATTTCAAACCAGAAGTTCCTGGATTTGTTGGGGGAATATTTTGCCAACCATTTCCGCCAGTATATCCTGAAGTTACACCTGTTGACCATGTGTACGTAGCATTACCACTTGGAACACCTATAGAAGAAGCTGCACTCCATTGATATAAATAAGCTGTAGCAATTTTATTAGGGGTAGTACCGTTAATACCATTAGTGCCTGCTTTACTTTTAGAAATACTATATATTTTATTTATAGTAACTCCGTTGTAGACTGCCCTTAGTGTAGCAGTTCCAGTATCTGTACTTAATCCCGTAATAGTATAAATTCCTGTAGAAGCTATACTTATAGTTACTCCAACTGTACTTCCTGAAACAACTGAATAAGTTACTGAGGCATTTCCTGTTTTATCAGTTATACCGTCAAAAACATAAAATGTTCCACCAGAATTACTAAAATCGCTAACAACTCCTGCAGAAGTTGCAGAGACTGTGCTAGATTCATTTGATAGTAATCCACTGATTGCATTAACGCCATCAACGCCTGCTTTGACACCAATCATTGATAGTACATCAGTTGCTACAACTGTACCTGTACTAGAATCTTCTCTGATTTTTACATTAATTTGTTGAGGCATTGAGCTGTATGCCACAGTAGGCGTATAAGTATATGTGTTAGTAGTAGTATTTTGTACAGATGTACTACCCACTAAAAATTCATAATATACTGTTCCAGTTGTATTTTGGGCAGTTGCTGTGACTACTGAAGAACTTGGGCTTGGAGTTGATCCTGCTGTATTGTAAGAAAACGCCTGAGCAACAGTAGTTAAATTTACAGCTTTGGCATTAGTACCATTAATACCATTAGTACCATTTTTAGATTTATTTAGTGTAAATACTTTGTCTAGCGTAGTTGTTCCAATTGTAGCCCTATAAGTTGCAGTACCAGTATCAGCTGTCAACGCTGTAATTGATATAATACCTGTAGTACTAACAATGGTGCTGGTCATACCAGTCTCGCTTACTTTTGACCATGTAACACCATCAGCATTGGTTAGTGGCGTGTTTCCTCGCACAACCACTAATTGGCTTGCTAAAGGAAATTGCCCTGGTATTACTGTACCAGCATTATCACAAGTAATAGTTTGATTTTCATTAACCAAACCAGCGTTTAGACTATCATCACCTTCTTTTAATGCATAAACTGTTACTTGATCTGCTACAGTTCTGCTATTACCTGTAGCTTCTAATCTTACTAGTTTAGTGCCAGTTGTAAAACTTGATAAGCTAAACGTAGCGGCTGTTTGCCCTGCTTGAGTAGTAAAAGTAGTACCATTATCAGTAGACACTTTCCATACATATTCAGGGCTAGCACCTAAATTAAAAGGAGAACCTGTAAAAGTTATTGTACTAGGAGATATTACACCAGTATTTTTAGCTGCAATAAAAGCTAAGTTTGTTGCGGTAAGGACTAAGTTAGAGCCTGGATTACCATCTACTGATTTATTTAAACTCAAAGTTTTTGTTTGAGTTACACCATTAACGGTAGCACTAAATACTGCTTCTGCAAAAGCATTGTTTAAACTATTAATAGTAACTAGTCCTGTAGCATCAATACTATAAGATCCCGCATCTCCGCCAGTATAGCTTATTTTTGCAAACGTTGCTTGAGGATTAGTTGTATTATCTAATAATCTTCCACCTAAACTAGCATATAGTCTAGATGTAAAAGGAAATTGCCCTGATATTGCTGTTCCAGTACTATCGCAGCTAATTGTTTGATTTTCATTAGATAAACCTATAACAAAAGCATCATCACCTTGGCTAACACTATATACTGTAAACGTATCGAAAGCACTATAAATACCTTCTGAAGCAGTAACAGTAACTGTTTTTGAAGATCCGGCGGCAAAACTATTTAAGATAAAAGTATTTCCGCTCGCAGTTCCAATAGAAACTGTTGGAGCAACGCCATCTACTAGCCAGGTATATGTTGGAGTAGTAAAATTACTTTGGGTAGCTGTAAGTACTACTGTTGAGGGACTTACAGTAGTACTATTTTTTGCAGTAATAAATGCTTGACCTGTTGCGCTAATAGTGACTACTCTTGAAGATGCACCTGCAACACCTTGTTTTGACTTACCAAAACTTTGTGTGGTAACAATATCTACTGTTACTCCAGTAGTAGTAATAGTACGTATAGTATAATCAATACTTGCTGAATCAGCTGTCATTGCAGCATGGGTATCGTAATAAATATAATTTGAACCAATTTGCGGAGAAGTATCAACAGTAATACCTGTAGCATTTACAGATACTACTCGCCAGCTTCCGTTTGCATATGGACTAGTATTATCAACAGGTAAATATGCTGAACCTTGTAACACTTTAAGAATAGTTCCGCTATTTGTGTAGCTAGCACTAACAGTAGAGCCATCGTTATTTGCAGGTATAAGAGTTGCTTCATTACTAGAAATAACAGTTATTTGTTCAGTACCATCATTAGTCCTGAAAATACTCATTGTGTCAGTAGTGGTACCTAAGGTAGCTGTAACTCTGGCATTTCCTATAGTTACACCTTTTGCATCAAAATTTGCTGCTGTAATAGTTATAACATTATTAACTTGTGTAAATGCAACTGCACCTAACGACACTCCTGCTCGCGTAAATCCTGTTACTGTAAACGTTGGTGTGCCAGTAAGGTTTGTTAAATTAGCAGTTACAATTATAGATGAACTTACTGAAGCTGTAGAATACTGATCTTTATAAGCAAATTGATTAGCAGTGGCTGTTAAGTTAAGTATAGGCGCAGTTTGTCCTGCCTGTGCTTTGTAGACATTCCATACTTCTTCTAAAACTGTAGCACCATAAGTAGCCGTAAAAATGACATTTCCTGAACTTGCAGAAAGCCCTGTACAAGCATATACGCCTGTAGTTGCATTAATAGTTACTCCAGTAAGATTAGTAGTACTGCTTGCTTTAATAGCATAAACAGGACCATTACCCGTTACATCTTCAGAGCCGTTATATACTTTAAAAGTACCTGTAGCTTGTGTAAAATCTCCACCAGTACCATCTGCAGCTGTTGCAATAGGTACTGGATCATTAGTTAAATATCCATAAACAGTTGTACTATCAGCAAGCACTACTTGAGTTAACTCAGACGAGATTGTATATACATCTGGGTCGATAGCACTAATAAATGCATATCTTACATAATACCTAGTTCCTGGGGTTAGTCCAGTAATAGGTATTGATAAGCCCGATCCATTAAATATTAATGTGCCTTGATTATTACTTGGGTCAAACCCAGTTGTAGTAGAATACCATACTTTAACAGATAGTAAGTCATCTCTAATATCTGTTGTTCTAATACTATCATATGGAGTAGTTAATACTAAAGTTAGAGATTTTACGCCTGCGTATAAATTTGCCGCCATGCTTATCCTTTATATAATAGTTTTAACAACTATTGTTCCAAGAGTACTTGCAGTACTGTAATTATTTGTTCTGTCTACAGTTCTACAGGCTACTCTATATGTAACCCCTGCTGCTGAAATTCTTGGTGCTGGTTGGTCTCGTAAGTCAAACCTAGCATCGCCAGTACTACGAATAATTTTAATATTATTTGCAGCAGTATCTAATTCCCAAAAATCTGAAGCACCTGTGTTTTTATATAATCTATATTCGTAAGTTAAAAAGTCAGTACCTTGCGTAACTACTGCAGGTTTTGCTACAATAAATGTATGATCTAAGTCCATAGTCAATGCGGGTGCTACTGATGCACTGCTATTTTTACCATCATTTAAGAAAGTAAAAATATCGGACCATGGACCTGCAATTTTGCCTGTTGAATCTAAATATCTGGCTCTTATTTTGTACACTACGTCAGAGGTTAGTCCAGTAAAGGTAAACCCGCTAGTTTCTTTGTTTGCAATATATATAGTATTAGGGCTAGTGTCATTAAATAATATTTCGCTTCTAACTATATCAAATTGTACTTTTGTTGCTACACCGGGTAAATTTGGTGGATTTGAAAAAGAAGCAATAGCAATATTCTGATAGTTACCTTCAGATAGTTGTTCTGCTAATGGACTGGTACTATTAACACCATTTATAATTGGGGCTAATGTAATAGAGTTTTTTACCAAATCCGTATTAACACTAGAGATATTAGCATTAAATACTAATAAGCCGCTTAAATCTTCTGTATATATTTGTGGTGAATAATCTGCTAAGGTTAATTTTGCACTATAATTGTTACTTGGCTCTACTGCTAAAACAATACATTCTTGTGTTGTTTTATTAATTTCACCTAACATAAATAAATTATCTGCTTCAACAATATCGCTGCCAGTAACTGCAGATGTTAACGTAATACTGTCTGTATATCCAGTAGTTGTAATTGCAGCCAAAGTTTTTGTCACGCTACCAGCACCAGAATTATTTAAATTATTTGTTCTAAATAGTATAGTATAAGTTTTTCCAACTTCTAGGTATGCTGCTTCTGTAAGAGTAACTGCAGTTCCGCTGATAGATTTAACTCTGCCAGTACCAGTTCCCCATCGTGGAACATCGTGAGTAATTTTTACTAAATCTCCGCGAGTACAAACTAGTTGTTCAAAATCAACATTTAAACTGTATGTTTCTGGGCGCAACTTAATTTGTGCAAAATGCCATCTAGCTAGTCTAGTGGCTTGATCTGCATTTGTTACTCCTGGTAAAGAAAGTTGTTCAAATAATTCTGCCGCTTTCTTACCATTAGCTGCTGTTGCAGCATACCCATAGTTATATATGATTAGCTCATTAGCTTGGTAAGCTAATGATTCATCTGGAATAGTAACTCTAAATGCGTGCGGTAATATAGGAAGATTTTTTGTAGATTCAAAACCCCAGCTATTATGTGGTGTAAAATGTTGAGTTGTATAGGCTCTTGGTTGATCTATTACAACACCCCATTTACCATCTACATATGTAGGGCTTGCTAATCCTGCTGCACATATATCTCTTAGAGTATCCATTACACTTTGTGTATTTGTCAATATACTGTTATAGGTATATTTTGGACAATATACAGCAGTACCTGTTCCGCTACCGACTCCGGTAGCGTAAAAACTCTCACCAATATTGCTAGATCCTGCGCCAATAGCAGTCCAGCTAGTAGTTCCCGGGGTTGTAATAGTATAATATTTACCTATTACAAAACTTCCGGCAGTAACTGTTACTGGAACAGGATTACAAAAATTATGCCAAGCAGTTAAACTAGTTAGATCAAGCTGGGACAACTTAGTAACCCTAAATGCATTAGCTGGGTGCATTAACACATATAAAAATAAACTTGCAGGATTATTTGTAGGGCGTTTTGGCCCTGTCCAAGAACTAGTTGCTCTATTATAATCCCAGGTAATTGTTTGCACTAATGCATTTACACCATCTACAGTACCGTTTACTTTATTAGTGCTTTGTATCCTTACGGCAGTTTTAGCTAAATAACATCCAGGAGGATTAACCATTGGACTAGATTTACTATCGTAACTAGTTACGTTATTTAACACTGCTTTATGATATTTACGATAATCTGTTTCGTCTTCTGTTTCATCACTGGTTAGGCGTCTAACACGTATTTGATACCTTCCACGAGGTAAATTTTCTAAAGGGTGTACATAATTAAAAGCGTCTTTTCTATTTTCATAGAAACCAGACGTACCAAAAGTAATAATAGTGTTAGCCGCTGCACGTATATTTAACCCACTATTTGCAGTAAAACCAATAACAACACCTATAGCAGCTAATCCGCCTTGGCTGTTTCTACCTACTATAACTATTGTATGTGAACCTTTAGTAAGTTTAACAGAAGTTTCTACATAACTACCATACCCACCTTTAGGTAAACTTGCAACCTTAGTTCCATCAATATATACTTCACCCTCATCATCTGCAGCTGCTTGAATAGTGTAATATCCAGTGTACGGAAAATTTACATTTGACTCAGTATGTGTCCATTCAGCAAGGCCGCTATTACTAGACCATACAGAAGTATTTTTTAATAGATTGCACCAGTTGCCATAACTTGCAGGTATAACTACAGTAGAACCAATAGTAGTTATCTGTCTTGTTGTCCAGATCGTTTCATTGGCACCAGGTGCCACAGTTGTAGCAGTTTCAGAGTATAGTTTACCAGCTTTAATACTTATTTTCTTTGTTGCTGAGTCAACCCAATCCCCGTTAAGTTCAGTAACTTGTAATGGTGTAACTGTTTGAGTTAATCCTAGCACACCTGCATAACTGTTTATAGCGGTACTATCAACAGTTACTGTGCCGTTACTAGTTTGATACACAGTATATAGTTTTATATATCCTGCTGGAATAGTAGGTAAGTAATTCCAATTTTTGTCTATTCCTAATAAGTAGCTATAACTAGTGCTGTTGTATTTATCTTGTAGCCATGCGCTAGCATTACTACCAAATGTGTCTGTAACTTGACCGTCAAATCTAGCAACACCACCACTAGGACTCAAACAAAATATAGTATATCTATATAAATTAGCTTCAGAATCTGGATCTGCTGGGGGTGTTAGTATAGAAGTATATGCCTCGGCATCTAAAGTGGAGGCATCTGCATTGCCATTTTTATATATCCCTAAACTAGTAGTGCTTGTTGTTGCGTCCCATGATAGAGTACTATAAGGTCGTGTTTGAAGCTCTATTTGACAAGGAGTTGCGCTTGCTTTTCCATCTTTAACATTAATTTTACGCATGCCTTCTGGAAAGGTAAAAGCAATATCTATAGCGTCAGCGTTTTGATTAAGTGTTACTTCAGTCCATGCATTACCATCAATTGCATTATTTACTAATTCAACATTTTTAAATTGTTGCTCAACATCGCGACCATATAGATTATCAAAATCAGCAGTTGATTCTCCAGCAATTCCTTTTAATGTAACTGGACGTAATACTGTGGAAGGTAGTCCATCATAATAAGTTTCTATTGCATTTCCACCAATACAAATATCACTAACATCAAGTGGGCCAAATCCCCATACAATAGCAGTATTTAAGATACTTGTATCTTGCAATGATTCTACATAAGGTGTAGCTCCTAACATACCTGTAAAACGTACTTTACCTAGTACAACGGGGATAGCTCCAAATTTATTTGCTTGATTACTTGCACCTGTAAACAAATTAAGTCCAGATGCACTTCCGGCATCATTAGTAGAAGGTTGGCGAACAGGAGCAATAACATTAACTAATGCCATACCCGCCATATTAATGGCCATAGTACCTACAGCAGAATAAGCTTTACTAACTGTAGCTACTTCTGTACCCTCAAAGAAAGCTCCTACCTCGGGACCAAAAGTTACAGCTGCAGCAACAACTGCAAGCATTAATACTAACCGTCTAGTCGAGGCTCCTTCGGCTACTGTTTTATAGGATACCTGTTGTCCTTTTTGTAGTACAGTTGTTTCCCAAACATCTTGAGGAACAACTATACCGTTAATCATAATTATAGTTTTATTTGCAATAACAGTACTAACATTGTACTTTTCTTTTACATAATTTGCTAGATCTTGTACTGTTGTACCTTCAACAGTCCAGTCTCTAAATACACTAGTTCTTAGTGGATGCGGTGCTCCAATAGTCTCAATTTGTGCTTGTTTAGTGTATCTATAAAATCCTTGGAAGCGATTCTTCCACTTTACATTGTCTAGTGATTCAATTACTGAATCCATGTTCTCACGACAGTGTAAAAACTTGTTATCACCTACATATATACCCACGTGGGTAGGCTCGCCCAGTATATTAAAAAGACACAAGTCTCCAATATTAGGCGCAGTTATTTCTTTCCAGTTATCAATATGTGCATTAATTATAGAAACAATGGCAGGATCTTGCCCGCCATTGTATTCTTCAGTATAACTTGGTAAATCAATATTAAACTGATCTTTATAATATAGTCGAGCTAATCCCCAGCAGTCTACACCCGCTTCAGTTCTGCCATTTTCAAGGTAAGGTAATCCGATATATTTATCATAATTCATTAGAATAATCCTGGAAAATAACTAGGTGTAAAATTAAAACTTGGAAATGGTTCTTTGTTATAACTAACCATACTTAAGCTAAAATTAATAGTCTCAGCATTATAGTTAACATTAGTTATGTAGAATTCAGAAAAACTAGCTTCTACATAATTAGGCGTTCCGGATAATACTAATTCTATTAATACCTTGGTTTGGGAAAATAAATGTGTTCTAATAAGCTCAATTGCTTCTGGAGTTACATAGTTTAATGTAATGGAACACTCTCCTACTCCTGTTTCTTGTTCGGCAGGTAGATTAAGTTGCATTGGTAAAAATACAAACTCATTACTACGGCTAGTAACCCCGTATACTACATCTGTGTCTGTTGTAGCAGACAGTCGATCCGTATAGCCGTCTGCTAGCCTAACCGCAGTAGTTGCTGCTGCGGGATCTGTAGATCCATTAGGGTCAAAGATAGTAAATAACATAATAAGCTGTTGATCCGTCTCAGACGAGAACATAGCTTTAATAGCTGCAGAAGATAGCGTATTAATTCGACTCATGGCAATATTTCAAACTTTAAATTAGTTTTCCAGTAACCAGGAGCTAAGTACTCTAGGCCATAAAACTCTCCCTCGCTTTGAGGAACTATTCGTGCTTCAACTGTGGTATAGGTTCGTGGATGCGGAAAACTAAATCGTTTTACACCTGCTAATGTATCTTTAATAAAAGTTTCTAGTGTTGTGGTTTGTGCTGTTGTTAATATAAAGGAAAGGTCCATTGTATTAGGACGCTTTCCTCGGTTTCTCATTTTTGCAGGTCCAGCATCCATTGTAGAACGTATAATGTTCTGTCCAACGGATTCTTTAAAACCTTTTTGAGGGGACTGTGGTAAGCCTGTAGGCCAGCTTGGTATTGCCATAATTATCTCCTTGCAACTGAGGGTTTATTGCCATAGTTGCTTGATAAAGATTGTTGAACAGAACTTCCAGGTCGTGAAAGTTCTCCGGCAACCATATCGCCTACGATTACTTCAATTCGGCGATTACCACGTGAATCCATAGTTTCCTTGGTTGTAGCTTTTTCGTTTCCATAATTGTTAACAACTACGTCTACATTGCCACCACCACCTAGTCCACGAACTCCCAGATTGCCGTTGCTATCACGCTTTAGGGGCATAATGGCTTCGGGTCCTGCTTCGCCCATTAGTCCAGTACCTTGTGCAAACTTAAATAACGTAGGTTGATTAACAACTGAATTTGTAAACATTCCGCCTTTGGCATACTTTGTAAGACCAACATCAAATACATTACCTTGTGCAGAGGTTAAGGATTGACCTGAGCTGGTAAAACTACTAATAGACCTATCTATTGAGCCAAGACCAACCATAGTCAGTAATCCATTAAGACCACCAGATGCAGTAAACAACGAAGACATTTGCGCACGCATTTCAAATCTAATCAAGTCTAAGATCATTTGATCTACTAATGCTTTAAAGTCTAGTTTACCAGTTTTAGCAAAATCAGCTAAAGCATCCGCCATACTTTGAAAACTGCCTTCTACAATTTTAGAGAAGCCGGTCATCTTACTACCTAGCTTTTCATTTAAATCAATTGCATTTAGTTTCTGTTTATTAGTAGCGTCCAATGCTGCACTTTGACCATTTATAGCCTTAGTCATGTTTTCTACTGATTCACGTTTTTCAGTTGCTGTTAAAATTCCGTCGGACTCAATATCTTGTATTTCTTTTTCAAGTACAGATCTTTTAGCCATTTCTTTATCTATAAGAGCCTGCCCTTCTGCAAATTCTCTACCTACTCGGCCTCTGTCTAAATTAGCTTTTTCTTTAACGGCATCAAAACTAGTAACTAAACCTAGTTCTTTTCTGTAGTTTAATTCGTCTTCTGCTTGTTGGCTTTGTGCGTCTGCTGCTGTTTTTCTAAACCCAGCTAATTTTTGTTCTAAGTCAAAACGTGCTTCTACTAACTTTAAAGCGTCTTGTAAACCCTTGTTATCTTTTTCTTTTTCTTGTCTCTGAGTAACTAAAGCTAACTCTGTTTGTTTTAAAGCAATGCTTTTAGTGTTGTCTCTAGTTTTGTCTTGTTCAAGTTGTGCAAGATCATCATTAATCTTTTTCAGCTCAAGTGCAAACTTATTTTCAAGCTTTTTATTTTCAAGCGCTGCTGTTGCTTGAACATTTTGTTCTGAGGAGAAGCCTACTAAACTGCTAACTATACCTAATCTAGCTAAGTCTTGATCCAGCAGTGCTTCGTTTAGCGCATTTAATTTACTTGCAACTTCAAACTCAGCTGTTTTTAATTTAAGTTTATCTACTACACCTTTATTGTCGGTTTCAAGATTTTGACGCTTTATAGCTAAAACCAAGAGATTTTGTTGTGTTCTGGCTTCTTCACTGCCTTTATCAGTATTTAAGGCTACAGCATTACCAATAGCTGTAGTATACCCTTGTATTTCCTGTAATTGCTTAGTTTGTAGTATTGTATTTTCTAAATCTATTTTTTCTTGAACTCGCTGAGTACCACTAAGTGTATCAATACTAGCTAAAATATCTACTCTAGATATTAACTGTTGGTTAATATCATTTTGAAGATTACGTTGTTTATTTAAATCTTCTAGTTTAGCAAGCTCTAGTGCTCTAGCACCCTCTATTTGATTAGCTTTACTTTTTCCGCCAAGTTCTGTTCTACTAGCTTCTTGTGCTGCTGTTTTTCTTTGAACCTCTATAATGTCGCGTTTTAAAAATGCGTCTACCTGCGGGTCACCAATTAATCTACTTTGTAGATTTGATGTTTTTAATGTACCTGCAGCTACATCTTTCATTGCATTTTTAAATATTCCGGCGGCTAATAGTTCTGCACGTTTTGATTCTTGCACTACTTCTGGCGCACCTTCTTTTTTAGCTATAGCTACTGCCTGTAAAGCGTTACTTTCAGTTAGTGTTGCGGTTAGCAAGGTATTACTAGTTATTAATTCAATAGTAGATTGAATTTGACTCATTTGAATCTTTATTTCTTCTTGCTTTAATCTTGTAGTTTCTTGGGCAGCACGAGCACCTGTTAAAGCACCTATACCTGCTTGTGCAATAGTTAGTGCGGCTTTATCTGAAGCTTGGCCCATAGCTATTTTTATAAACTCCGAACCTTTTGCAAAAGAATCAGCAACACCTTTAGTAAATAAATCTCTGGCTTTAGTAAAAACTTCAGTATTTAAACCAAGCTGTAGTTCGGTTACAGTTTTCTCGTTTCCTCGAAGAAGCCCCAATTGTTTATCAAAATCTTTTCTTTGCGACTCAGCAGTAATTACCTGAGTACCCATTCCTCTACCAGCCATAACCGGTTTATATATATCTTTAGCATTTTTTCTTTGTTCTGTTATTTGAGCAATTCGATCTTGTATACCAGCCAGATTTTGTGCATATGCAGAGTAATCTTGTAGCGTAGTTTTAAATTGTTGCCTAATCGCGACAAATTGAGCAATAAACGGTTGGCCGAATTGTGCTATCTTTCTAGGATTATCTGCTAAATCGTTAAAAGCAGCATTCATTCTCTCAATACTGCCGCTAGATAATTCATCCATGGATACCGATAAATCCTCTAAAGCTGCCCCTATTTTAAATAAAGGGTTACTAGAAGCTGTAGATTGAATGAACTCATCATAAGCCTTTGTTACGGCTTCTGTAGCAGTTTTAAAATTCTGTAGTTTAGTGCTAGATTCTCCTAGTTTAACGCTTAGTGCTTTTTGTGACTTTGCAAATTCTTCTTGAGCAGGAGTGCTCTTTTTAAATGCTGCAGTAACAGTATCAATATCTAAACTATTTACGCCTATTGCTTTCTTAAAACTTGCTTCTGCTTGGTCACCCATACCAGCTGCACGAAATAATTGCAGTTGTGATTGTACTGTAGCTGCAAGTTTTTTAGCAGATTGTGTTGCAATATCTTCGCCAAACAAGCTAGCAATATTGTCTTTTGCGCGATCCCACAAGCTACTATTTAATGCTGTTAATAAATTTTTTGTAGCATCTAACTGTGCTTCAATTGCTCCAGTTGTAGTATTGCTTGCATTTGATAGTGCTAAAAATCCTTGAATTGAAGCCGTGGCTATTCCTGGTTGTTTTGCAAGTGCAGCTAGAGTTCTGGTTGCATTATCAATTGCGTCTGAAGTAGCCTGTATAGCCTTACTAAAAGCATCTGCTTCTTTTTCTGTTTTTGTAAGAAAAGAATCAAGTAGAACAAAAGCTCCAATTGCTGCACCTACAGCCATGCCTATATTACCAAACGCTGAAACAAGAGAACCAATTTTTTGTGCTACTATACCCACTGTTCCAGCAAAACGAGTGTATCCTGCTTGCAAAGCTCCCATTTTAGGAGCAGTTTTCATAATAGCTTTGCCGTTCTCATCTACTCCAGTTTGAACTTGTAACAAGCCCGCCCTAGCTAAAGCTAACTCGTCGTTTAATTTAGCATAAGCTGCCCTAGATCCATAAATTGCTTGAGTTTCTGCAGTTGTGGACCTTATAGTGTCACTGGCTAACTTATTTAATGTACGTTTTTGTATAATATCATTAGAACCTGGTGTAGTAAACCTACCTTCTGTTCCTTTAATTATACTCTCTGATACATCTGAACCAGCCGCTGCAGCTCCTGCACGTATTGCTTTTAATTCAGCAATATGCTTTTTAAGTCTAGCAGACTCTTCAGCATTTCGTGTAGCTAAATATTTAGCACGATTATCTAAAGACTTTATTTCTTCTGGTGTAAGAGCAAACGGATCTTTGCCTGCTAATGCAGCATAATCTGTTTTTTTGGTATTACTAAAAGTAGCACCCTTTTTTGACAGCTCTTCAACTTTACTTAATGTAGCAGGCAGTTTCTTAAAAGCCATCTCTGCTTTAGCACCTGCTAAAGAGGCCATGTCACTTATCTTATCTTGCTGGTCTGCATACATTTGGGAGAAAACTGCTCGACTTGCATCAGCAGTTTTCTTTAAATTATCTCTGTATTGTCCAAGTGCAGGTATAGCACTTTTAACTATTGATGAACCTATTGCAGCTAAAACTCCTAGCAATACTGTAGGATTTTGCGACAATATATTAACTAAAGGTACAAAAGCTTTGTTAACAATTTCTAGTGCTTGAAAACTTAAATCTTTTAAACTAGCCAACAGCTTATCATAAGGATTAGCGGCTACATCAATAGAATTAAATTTATCTATACCTTCTTTTAATACTGCGTTTGCAAACGCTTGACGTCTTTCAAAATCTGTTAAACTTGCTGCACTTTTACCTATGCTTCTAGCGTAATTTTCTGTGGCAGGGCCTATTTTTGTAAACAGACCAAGTTCGTCTAACAGCTCAGGCTCTAGTTTTGAAATACCACGAGTTAAACGACTAATAGCATCGGGCATAGCAATACCTAAGGCCTTAGAAGCCTTATTAGCTACTTGCCCTAGTTGTTCCATTTGCTTACCTGTCAATCCAGCAGCAGTACCTTTTGTAGTTGCTTCCATGGCTTCGCGCATACTAATTGCGCCATCGGTAGCTTCCCTTAATTTTGTAGCAATAGTACCTAAAGCTAATCCACTGGCAGCACCTAGTTGATTCATACCTTGAATCATGTTACTAGTATCTGCAGCCTCACTTAATGCACGGAAAGCAGCTCCAGCCGCAAATACATTAGCGGCATAGGTGGCATATAGACGCACCAATCCATCAAGCCCACGAGCTTGGTTTGCAAAGTCACGTCCTGAGGCGCCTGTTGCACCGGCACTACCACGAGCAATATCATACTCGGTGTTGCCCATCATAGCGTTTTTATAACTACTTTTAGGTTTACTGCCAACGCCTTTGCTCATCTGCTTTTCAAGTGCGTCGTAACTTGACCTAACGTCTTTTATATCTTTATTAACGCCTTTAATAGATGCACCAACATCTTCTAATTTAATCTGTAAAACCGTTGTATCAGCCATGCCTACTCCTGTTCGGATATTACCAAAATTTTTTGATAACTTAACTAGAGATCATTATACCATGTGACCACGCAGTTGTCAAACCAAAAAATTTTTAACGCAAAAAAGCCCGCTAATTTTTAACTAGCGGGCTCTTGCATCTTTTTCTTATTATTGATTTCATCTGACCTAATATTATCAATTACGCGTATTAGCATAACAATAAACTTTTGCTCTGACGGATCAACTTCTGTTGCTTCCAAAACGTCTTTAATACCTATAAGAGATTTTCCTAAGTAGTTTCCATTCATGAAATCCCACTCATCTCTTAACATCCTATAAGCATTAAATGCTTGTTGGACTTCAAAGGGAAAGTCATCAAACTCAACCGGAATCTCAGATTCTATAGGTTCGCTGCCTAATGCTTCACACATTTCAAAATATGCGTCTTTGGTCATTGACACACTCATATTTTGAATGTAGTTAACCAACTGCAGATTTACTTGCTGGAGTTGGTCGTCGAAAAGTTTCCCAAGTCTGTGACCTGTTCGCTAATAAATGCATCAAAGTTACTGGAGTTCTTCATTAGGTATAGTGCGTTTTCACCAGTATATCCTAGTTCAGCTTCCATATCTTTACCACTTAAATCTACTGGTGCTAACTGTTCAAGATAGCTGAGTTTTAGCCCCGACCATCCTTTAATAGCATTTTCAACGTAAAGTTGCAAAAATAAATCTTCGTTAAATTCTTCAGAAGCTTGTCGATTTTTAAAACTAGTCTTTGTAGACTTTTTGCGAATCGACAAAAGTGTTTCGCGGGATAAAAATGCCAAATCAATCATAAAACCAGGCATACCAGGATATTCAACCTGTACTGATTTTGAAGGAACTAACAGTGTTTTTAAAGAGAGAGTATTAATAGTCATTTTATAATAAGATTAAAAAGAGAGACTGGAGATCAGCCCAGCCTCTATAAAAATGCAACTTACGGAGTTGTATTAGTTGCGTAGTATTTAACTTCTAACTCGTTTACAGCTGTAAGGTCATATGCACCAGAGGCAGAACCTTGAGCAGTTAAATTAATAGAAGTAGCAATAATTTGTTCAGAAGTAATAGAAGGAATAGTCAACTGAGCAGTAGGGATATTTAACACAACTTTGTTTGTATTAGTTGCTCCACCTAGTGAAATCTCTGTTGCAAACTTATTTTCAGTACTTGAAGAACTAGCTGCCAACATATCTTTCAACAATGTTGATGTTTCATTACTACCTGTCTTTAAATATGCAGTTACATTACCAGTAATAGCACGTGTACCTGTAAAGTAAGTAATAGGCTGATTAACAACACCCAAGTTAGCAGGTGTTAAGAATGTTAAATTATTGCTAATGGTTAAGTTTCCACCTGTTAAAGCAAGTGTATAAGCTTTAGCACTCAATCCACCAAAAGCCAAGGCTGACATTGTCATAGTTGACAGTTTGTTAGCAATATAAGCAGCAGTAGTATCTTTTGTTTTTCCAGAACCTGTTAAACCACCACTCATAGTAGTTGTACCAGAACTATCTGCTAAAGTTACTGCGCTAGCAACTTGGCGCATTGCAGTACCTTTACCGGCCCAGGTAATAGAAGCAATGGCGTCTAATCCGAAATCAAGGGTGGCTGAGTCAATAGCGCAATTATCGATAACATAAGTTACATCTTCAAAGCGAATAATCAAACCAAATGCTAACAGCTGGTGAGCATTAGAATTTCCAAATGCACATGTAGCATAAGGAGGTGCAAATGTACTAGACTTTGTCCAGCCGGCTCCTGCAGAACCAATTGCAGCTGTACCAGATAGCGAGTTCCAAAGAACAGCTTCTTCTGCGTTAATATAGTCATCAGAGTCGAGAGAAGGGGAAGATGTGCCGCCTTCTTCAAACTTAGGACGAATATAAGTAGCAAAACTCCAGTCTACTGGCTCTAGGGAAGTATTGAAACTACGTTGACCACGAACAGGTGCAGCACCTGATTCATTTACAGTAACAGTTTCTTGACCTGTGTTTTGTGAAAAAGAGAACCCATCTTGAACTTGAATCTCTTGTGTATTTGCGGTAGTGAATCCGGTTGCGGCTACAGCTCCTGTAACTGTCAAATTAGTTGTATAAAAAACTCGACTATTACGAATTAAATTTAATGCCATACTCTTTCCTTTATGATTTTTGGAAATATTCTAAGCACTATTACTAGATATTTATCTGTTG